GTCGCGTGCCAACCGCTGTCGGAATGCGGTTCGATGCGCCCGCCCGCGGGGATCCGCGTAATCATCACGCCGCCCAGGCGCACCGCCTGGACGCGAGTCATCATGCCGTAGACGATAGGTCGCGCACTGGGAAGCGCGAACCACTCCGGATAGAACTTGGCGTCGTGCTCGTCGTTGAACTTCGAGTAATCGCCCGATTCCTTGAACGGCTTTTCGTCGTTATACCGAAGCCAGATATCGTCCATTGCGGCATGCGGCGTGTCGGGCGCGGTCTTGCGCACGCTATGCCGATTCCAGAGATTGGGCTGGCGCGCAATCTCTAGAAGCAGCGGGGCGGTATCGATGCCTTGAGCGATTTTGACCAGATTGTTCACGAACCACCTTTCATCTGTGCGGCGACGTGCAAACCGCCAAGGCCGAGCATGCCAAGCGTGAGCGTGGCGAGCGGACCAATGTCGAGACCGGGAAGCGCGAGCGGGTGGCCGAGGGCTTGCGATACGGCGTTCGTGAGCGGCTCGCCCACGAAGTTCCAGAAGTAGCCCATGACGCAAACCCACCCTAAGCCGCCGCGCCAATGCTGGAGCGGATCAGTGCTCGTAGCTTCCGCCTGGTCAATCGCCATCTGCCCTTGAACCATCGCGAGCACGGCAGCGAGTTGCTGTTGCTCTTGGGCGGACTTGTCCGGCCAGATCTTGTTGACGATGGTGCTCGCGAGGTCGAGCGCCCCGGTAACTGGATCGAGTGCCATTAGAAGGCTCCTGTAAGCATGATGCGCGCCAAGTTCTGCGCGCGCTGGCCGACCTGATTCGCCCAGGTGCTGTTGAGCATTTGGCTGTAGGCGGTATTCCAATCGCCGGCTTGCACTGCCGCGAGCGTTTGGTGGAACTGAAGCAGCGCGCCGCCCATGTTGAACGCCATGTCGACAATCACGCTTTGGCGCACATCGTCAAGCGTGCTCCACCACGGCAGATTGGTATTCAGGAAAGCCACGGTACGCGCGATGTCGTTCGTGAACATCAGATCGATTTCGTCATCGCTCACACCTACGCCGGTCAGGTTCCGCCCGATACCGACCGACACATTGCCTGTCGTGTCGGTATAGATCGAGTGCTTCCGGCCTTCCTCCAGCGAAAGACGCGCCTTAAGCGCTACCGGATCGAAACTCACAGCTTGCCTACTGCGGTCAGGATCGCGGTGACTTTCTGCTCAGTCGTCTGCGCTGCATCTTCCACGATGGCGGTAAGTGCGGGCGCGAACGAATCGACCGTGGCCGACTTGGCGTGCAAGCCAATCAGCGATTCCAGCTTTTCGGCAACTGACCGACCATCGGCCACGATGGCGTTGAATTCTGCTTCGAGTGCTGCAAACATGGCGAACCCCTATTTAAAGAATTTGCTGAATCCTCCGGCTGCGCCGTAGGCGGCAAGCCAGAGCATAAGATAAAAACAAGCCTTCCATACGAGCGATAATACGCCCTTACCGATATTCAATTGGAAACGCTGAGTTGCCCGCCGCTCCAATTCATCCACGATGGCCTTTACGTCGCTTTCAGTAAGCGTTCTGTCGTCCATTCCTGCTCCCCGATTTGCTTGGCCGTTTGCCGCTGGCTTAATGCCACGGCGTTATTAAGTGCGTCCTGCCGTATTACAACTTCATTGCGCATCGACTCCACCGCTGCTTGCGCGCCGCGCGTACTCCGCGCGTTCTCGGCTAAAAGCAGAGGAAGCCATTTTATCGAACAGTCAAACTGGTCTACCGACTGTCCAGTTTGTGGATTCATACCGAGCATATGCGTCCAGAACATGCAACCGTCACCGAGGCATTCTTTCTTAAGCAGGGGGCAAATCGGCTCTTTCTTTCTCACGTTTTCACCGCCGTGATGAAATCAACCAGTTTCATTTGGAAGTTGCTGGAGTGATTGTGACCGCCGCCGCCACCAGTGTTCTGGATATTCGCGGTGCCGGTGTTGATCGTGATGCCCGTGGTCGCGGTGAATGTCTGTAGGTTGGTCGGAGCGCTCAAACCATTGTTCGTGGGTGTTCCGCCGCCTGTTGTGTTGTCGTACTGGACGGCGTGCGAGTGGCCTGGGTCGGTGACGCCATGGTTATGCCCTGCGTCCGCGTGGTTGTGCGCCGGCATCTGAGCGATAGACAGCACGGTCATATTCGTGTTCCATCCGGCTTGTAAAAACTGAATCGCGGTGTTCGTGCCGCTAGCCCCTACAAAGTTGGCAGGGATGACACTGTGCAATACGGCGTCGTCGTAACCGGTTGATGTCTGCGCTACCCAGCCAGTTGGCGCAGAGGCCTGCTGGAAGCCCATCGTGGTCCCGCTTGGCGCGGTGAACGTGCCGGTCGGGTTCGCGTTCGCGTTCACCTGATTGATGATAAAGTTAAAGTCAGCCATAACCGGCGTAGCGTCAACCGTGTTGCCGTTCTGGATATTATTCGGTAGCGTTCCGATGATTGGCATTGCTTACCCCTGATTCGTGTAGCCGGTGTCTTGATACCGGGCGAAGAACGTACCGATAGATAAACTGTTCGAAGATGACGCCTGCACGTCAAGCGCCATCTTCTGAAAAACCAGCGGCGCTTGCCAAGGGATCGTGAATACGTGCGGCACGCGCTGCGCTGTCGTCCATATCGCGCCGCCGCCCCACAATGCGCCGCCGCCCCACGTGATGCCAACCGGTGGCGTTGTCACTTGTGCCGCGCCAAGCGTGTTGTTCTGGTCGTCGTACCCTGTTATCTGGTATTGAACTGACAAACCGCTTGACGCGAATTCTATCGTGGATTCAACCACCTGCACCTGTTGCATGTGCCCTGTCTTCGGGAACGAAGACGACTTCAAGTGGCTGACCAGCTGCGTTCCGTTATCTAGATAGGTGCTCGTAGTCGTCGGAATGCTTTGGCTGATAAACAAAAACGCCCCGTGGTCAGCTCCCGAGATTACGAAGTTATTTCCGAATTGTGAGATGCAATCGTAAGTGAACGTATGGGGGCCATTCCAGCGCTTGCGCCGGATATCGAACCAGTAGTCGTTTGTCTGTTGCGCACCCTGGATCGTTGTCGCGAGGCATGCCCGGAAGATGTTGCCAGAGAACGATGCCGCGATGCGCGATGGCGTAATCGCGTTCTGGAAAGGCACTTGCACATCGGCGGGGCCGTCATTGCCTGGCGTGTGCGATAGCGGCGACAGCACGCCGAGGAAGTTCAGGATGTAAGGCGCATCAACACCGGCAAAGAAAATCCCGAACGGCCCTTGCACGACACTGCGCGGCGCGATGCACCCTGTTGTGAGCGTGATGAAGTTCAGCGCTAGGTTGTTCGTGACTAGGTCACCCGTTACCTGCCAGATGCTGGACCCCTTGAATACCACCAAAGCGCCCGTTACGCCAGAAGACGTTGTCTGTATCGGCAGGCCCGATTGCGCAGTAATCGGCGTTGGATCGCCAAAGGTGACGGATTGACTCGCATTCGTGCGCGTAAGAGGTACAAGCACATCACTGAAGTAATCGACGTTGCCGATTGCGTACCATGCCCGGTTGTTATAGTTCGCAACTGAAGTCGGCGGCGCAGGAAGGGCGTTCGTTGCTGTGTTCGTAGAACTCCACGCTGGCGTTGCGGGCACCGATATATCGATCACGCCGAAGTACCCGTTTCCCGCGCCGTTAAAGCCAGGATGCGTGATCAGGATTTTGGTGCTCACTACCGCCATTGTGGGCGGCGTCCAAGCGCCGGAAGTCGCGGGCGACGTGGGCACGTTTGCGCCCGATACGCCCGATACGTTGATGAATATACCGCCAACCAGATCAAACGCGAACGGTTCATCGTGGCCGGCGGTGCGTGATGTGGACACCATGCCGTACGCGACAGTTCCGATAACCGCCATCACTGATACGAAAGTCGGATTCGCAAAGCCTGCAGTAGTGAAGTTTGCGGAAGGCGCACCTACGCCGGGGCGGCTTACTACCAGTTCGGGATTCGCTTGATCGAATATGAGGTTCTGGAGAAGCGCGGATGCGCCAGGGAATGCATCTGTCGCGTCGAACGCATCACAGAGCCCCTTAGGCGTAAAGCGTACCGGCTGGCCGTTGCGGATTGCCACAGCGTCTCCTAGTCGGTGATCTTGGTCGGTTTGAGCGTGCGGTTCGAGTGGAAACGCCGGGGATCGAGTTTGATCGACTTCACAACCTGCTGTTCGTCACCTTCCATGATGATTTGGATGCGCAACATCGCGTCGCACCGCGCGCCGTACTCCGCTTCGCGCGTGTCGTCAGTGATCTGCATCAAGCGCTTGGCGGTCGCCGTAATCAGGTAATCCTGGTCGGGGAACCACGGGATGACACTTGAGGATTCGGGCGTCGCGATATCCGGTTGCTTCACCATGTACCGATGCGTCAGCGTGATTGCGCCTGACGACTGCGGGTAGATGAAAAGCTGACCGGCAGAGGGCGGCACTTGTTGAAGCGCCTGCACCTCGTCATACAGGATCGTCATGAACTCATACGGATAGTTCGCAATCGACGGGTCCTTGAATTCCTGGTCGTACTCTTCCGTGCTGATCGGGTTCAGAAAGTACGGGAGGTTGTTCTGCTGAAAGAACAGATCGTATGTGCGCTGGTAATTCTGCGGCAAAACGAAAGGGCCGTACAGATTGGCTTGCACCGTGATGAATTCAGTCTTGCGATTGATTTTCAGGTCACGGTGCAACCAAAGGTCTTCCAACGTCATGTTCAAGAATTGCCCGCCCTGCGCGAGAAAGCCAGGACACTTCGCGATCTGGCATGCAAGAGTGACAATCTGAGCAGACGTTAGATACGCCATTACGCCGCCTTTTTGACCATGCCGATTTTCGCCTTGCCCTTCGCGATTTCTTCGTCGATGTGCTTGATCTGCGTCGGGTAGTTCTTCAGGTGTGACGCTTCGGCAGACGGCAATTGCTTGCGCTTCTGCTTTTCCATCAAGTCGGCATACGCTTCCATGATCTGGATCTTCGTGCGCTCGAGCTGAGCGAGACGCTCTTCCAGTACCGGGATTTCAAGCGCTTGCTGCTGGCGCGCGAGCGAATCGCGGCACAGATCCATACGCGCGTCGAGCGAGTCTTGCGACTCGTCGGCGTACAGGTAGCCGCTGATCGACAGCGACGCGCCGTTCGGACCCGGCATGTTGATTTGGAAGTTGCCCAAAACTGCGGTTTTCTGATCCATGGTCCCTCTTAGTGTCTACGTTCGCCGCCGCGCAAAACGCGGTCTTGCGCAACTTTATAGGCGTTCTCGTTCGAACCCATGATGTTGTTCTCATGGTCCCAGGTGCGAGCCACGATTTCCTTCACCGAGCGCAAAAGGTCGGTGCGGAACTCATAGGTCGAGCCGTGGTAGTACGGGGTGCCGTTGATCTTGATTTCGGTCCCGCCGCATGGCGCGAGGTCGATACGATACCAGTACACGTCAGAACCGTCATCGGCCACGCGCGAAAAGCGCTCCGTGACGTTGGACGTGAACATGGAGTTTTGAGCCTGCGCCGACAAGCGCGCGGACTCTTCCTCTGCGATCAGGCGTGCAGCACCGGACCGGCGCAACTCGCCTTCAAGTTCCGCGATTCGGGCTTTCAGTTGCTCCGGCGTTTCCGCCGAAGCACTGTTTTCTTCTTCGAAGTCGTCACCGCCTTTCGGCGGATCCTGGGGGGTGCGCGGTGGCATCTAGATCAGTCTCCGATTACGGGGTTGTCACAGTGCCGCCAGTATACCCCGGCGTAAATCCGGAACCAGCTTCCACGCGTGCCAAGAAGGCTTGGTTCAAGATGATCGAACCGTAGAACACCTTCCACGACACGACGCGCGTCTGATTCAGCGGGTCCGACTTGTCAGCGCCCGTGAGGTAGTGGAATTCCGGGTTTTCCAGAAGCACTTGGCCGTACGAGTGGTTGCCGATGTAGATCGTCGGGAACACGCTCACGCCTGTGGCGGGAGCCGCCGGCGGCGTTTGCGCCACGCCGATACCCGTGAGGGTGACGGTTTGGTTCGGCAACAGTTGCGTTGCCTGACCAGCGAGCGGGCCGGTGACCGGTAC